TCAAAGGTTTCTTGCATCATTGCTCGGATTGCTGGGTCTAACTCTGAACTCCCACTAGATTTTGATTTTCCCATTTCTATAACTCCTTGTCTAAAGTAAAGAAAGTTGGATTATAACCAACATCCTTAAATTCTCTTTGCCAACCTTTTCTACCAGTTAAAGTTGTATATTTACAACCAACTGATTTTGCTTTCTTTTCCAATATTGGCATTATTTGTTTTATTTCATCTGTTTTACCACCAGCTAAAAAACCATGTAAATTATAATATTGTGGAAAAACATGAACCTCTGTTATAATAAAGGAGTTTCCAAAAGTATGAAAAAACATATCACCTTTGGCTATACTTTCTCTTACATCATCAACAGTATGGCTGTTCTTTCCATAGTCTAATGCCTTTTGTATTTGTTGTCTATATTTTTCAAAATTATCTATTGTCATATTGCTGTCGTTCCTAAGTTTCCAGAGTTATCTACAGTTAGTTTGTAACGAGTTCCGTTAGGTGCTTTTAGTATCAATCTTCCGTCATTAATATTTATATCAGTATCTTTCTTAAAATTTTTTCTATCTTCTTGCTCAAGTATAAAATTAGACTGTTGTTGTAAACTTGCGTTATATTCTTGAGATGCTGCTGGTAATTTCATTATCCTCTCATACCTCCAGCTTTTACATACATTTTCATAATACCAACACGCCAGTCAGTATTTCTAGCAGTATCAACTCTAAATTTAACTTCTCTTGCTTTAAATCTTACATTAGTAGGATTAGCTAAAGTAAAAGGACCATTGGTAGTTTCTGTACCAGTAGGATAGTTTTTAACTTTAAATGTAGCTGTTACATCTCCAAGTGTATTTTCATCTGGTATCACACTAAGAACATTCATCAATCTACCTTCTTGCTGGTCTATTTGATATGGAGCTGATTCGGCAAATACACCAGTTGATTCGCCTGTGTAGCTGTACCCTGTTTCATGTTCATATAATTTATAATCAGCACCAACCATAAAAGGATTGTCAAAAGTACCTTTATCAGTAGCACAAGTTCTAGCTAATTCCCCAACAATCCAATGATTTTCTTTGTAATTCCAAGCAACATACCTATTAACTTCATTAGAGTCCGCAGAAGGATAAAACCACCATATCTCAGAATTTGCCGAATTATTAAAACCATAAATTTTTGACCTTTGTGAGCTGTTTAAATCAGAAAATACATAATCACTAACATCTGATACTAAGGGTTTAACAACCCCATCATATATAAAAAATCCACCTCTACCAAACCAAGCACAAAATGTTTCAGTAGCTACAGAAGAATTTGTTGAAGCTGCTCCGCAATTTGAACCAACTCTATCAAAAGAATAAACGAAAGGAAGTCCAACATAAGTTGCTGCATAAGCATCAACAGTAGATAATATAAGAATCTGTCCTCTTACTCTTATACCATTTAAAAGCTCACCAGCACCAGTAATATTAAAAGAACCAGTTTGATTGGTAGCAGAAGGTGTCCAGTCTGTATTATCTTCTAAGTCAGACCATTGTACTTTCTTTCTATCACCGCCAGCACCTATTAACATTAAAGACCTTTCCTCAGTAACAACTAAGGCTTGATTTGATGTTGGACAATTTGCTATCGGAGCTGCAACAGTTCCTGTGCTTCCAGTCCACTCATAAGCTCTACCATCTCTATTAGAACAACCAACAAGATATTCACCCCAATTATCTAAAGACCAAGTTGTAGCTGGAATCAAAGTTCCTCCATCTGGTCTTTGTGTTCCATAGTTAGCAGAACCATAAGTATAATTACCATAACCAGTTGCCGCTGTTGCATCATCAAATCCAGTAGTAAATCCTGTTGGAGTTATATTATATTGAGTTCCATCTTCAGTATAAATATATAATCGAGAAGAAGTTCCTATAGCTATTCTTCTATTATTAGAGTTGTCTGTCCATGTTCTTATTGCTCTAGCTTTACCAGTAGTAACAGCACTACCATTTTGAGTCCATCCACGAATAGGTTGCATAGCACCTTCGTTCCAACGAACTAAATTGCAATCATGCCAACGACCTTTAGCTTGTAGCTCTGTTCCATTTTTATAAACACCACTTGGTAAATTTATAGGTACATAAGGCATTATTTTTCCTCTTTAGTAATAACTATTTTTATAACTCGAATCGTATTATCTGGCAATAAACTCATTATCTCTCTATTAAATACAATATTTCTGAAATCTTCATAGCTGTCGCTTTAGTAGTTTTTAAATCAGGGGTTACACCATCTTGATAAGTTACCAAAAGAACACCCCAAGCATCTTCTGAGGACATAATAGGGCAAGCAGTATTAGGCACACTTCTATCAAGGGAAGTACATTGGCTTAAAACAAAATGACCAATCACATATTCATCACCTTCCATCCAATACCCAGTAGGTAATAAATCTGCACTATTTCTTGGCTCATTAAATAAAGGCACTATGTTTCTTGCATCAATCCAATCATATAGCCAAATTGATTCAATATCTCTGTTTGACCTAAGAAGTCTAGTAATTAAGTTTTCTACCTCTATTTTCTTTTCTGGCTCTTTTTCATATACTTCTGCTATTGGAATTTCAGTATCTTCTTCAACTGTAAAACTTGTATATTGTTGGAAGCCTATATATCCAATTACAGCAACAATAATAAGGCTTGTAATTTTCATCACAAATGCTGACCAAGATTGCTCTGGTGAAATAATACTTCTTATTGCTTCTATAATGTTATTCATTTTCTAAATTTCTCCATACCCCTAGACCCAAAATAAAAACAAATAACGGAACTCATTAAACCAGCGTCATAATCTGTAAATATAACATCAATAACTTTGTAAATTTCTCCACCATCAAAATAAATTTGTAACACCGCCAATAACTTTACTGTTAGCCAAAGAGTAATAATTAAATAAGCTGATATAGGTCTTACAGTAGAACTGAGAGTAACAGCCCATGTATTAGCCCTAGAAGTTAAATTTTGAGCATGAGCATAAACACCAGCAACCTCTGCTGTATCTGTTTTTGCTTCTTGCTCTTGAACTTTAAACTTAGCTTGAGCTTCTAACATTTTTAACTGGTGAGCGTTTTGCTGTTTTGTTTTCCATACATCAATAATTGATGGAATTGTAGAACTAGCAAAACCAATTAAACTTCCGACTAACCCAAACACGACAAACACCTTTCAAAAGATTCTTTAGTAGATTTCTTATTTTCAAAATGAGCTTCTGATATTTTTAATGTAGCTCCTTTTATCTCCTCTACTGGTTTAAAAATAATTACATTTTCTTTGACTGCGGCTAAAGCTACAATATCAGTATCTGCTTTGGTTAATTTTCTTTTGACTCTTCCAACAGAAGTTGAAAAATTATAACGAGGTCTGCCACCTTTAGCAGAATGTTTGTCAGTAGTTCCAGAGCATTTTACTTGTAATCTTACAGGCTTGTTTAAGACATTTACTATAATATCATATCCTTCCGCTTCAACTAAAGAAGTATGATAACCTAACTTTTCTAGTTCTAAACAAACCATTAATTCACCAACTCTGCCTAACTGCTTGTTGTTATTACCCAAACCATTTCCCAAGACTGGTAGCAACAGCTGCGGATATACCACTTGCAGTTAGAAATACTCCTATTATTATCCCCCTACCAGACTTAAATTGACCCTCAAGAGAATCAATTCTTCCGTTCAACCTATTAACTTGTTTTTCCAAAGACTCAACAGCGACAATTAATTTACCTTGTTCTAGTTCGGATAAACCAGCCATGACAATTATCCTTCTTTGTGATTACAATCGTAATGCACATTATTAAAGTTTAAAGCTAAAATTTTTATTACCTTTTTAGCATTATCAGGTAAAAGACTTGTAGGAACAAAGCTACATACTAAAGACGCTATTGTTACTACGCTTGTTATAATTGTTATTAAAGTAATCATGTTTTACTCCTGTTTTTATAGATAATTTTATTATTCTGTAAATCCTTGAAATCCTTGTTTAATTGTTGGTGGTGTTGGTATTGGTGTGTTTGCATACCACTTGTCTTGTTTTTGTAAATCTTCTAAAGATTTTTTATAAACTGTTATTTCATCTGGAACACCAACCTCATTAGCCCAATCTAATAAATCATTTAACTCTTGTAATACTTGTTCTTCGTTTAATTTTTTTTGTAATGACAAAAGATTTGTTTTTCTTTTACTCCACTCATCATTATCTGTTTCTTCATAATTATTGTTGTCAGCTTCATCAAAAAGAGTTTGTGCTTCGTCAATTTGATTATTTAATTCTTCTTTTTCTTCATCTGTTAAATAAACAAAATTATCTATTTTTCTTTGATATTCTATAGCTGGTTCATAAAGTTCTTCTGTTATTCTTAAATAATCTTTAACTTTATTTTCTTTTAATAATTTTAAAAAATTTTCTTCATCTTCAGTTAAATCATGTAGTTCTTGTGTTAAAGTTAATTTGCCGTCTATATCTTCAGGTCCTACAAAAACAACGCTTTTTAATTCATCATGCACATATTCATCATCTGGAATATATAAGATTGTTAGTGGTTCAATATTTGCAATATCTATTGTACTTGTATCATCTGTAAAAGAAATTTCAGGATATTCTTGCTGTAATTCTTTTATACTCCAATAAGGTTTGTTTTCTTTTGTATTGTAAAATCCTTCTTGTTCTCTCATTGGTATCTCCTATGTAAAGTTTCCTGTGTATGGGTCGCCAAAAGTATTTTTAATTTTATCACCAGCTGTTGTTGTTAGCCAACGACTAGAAGTTTGATTGCCATAAGAAGTTGAATCTGTTGGTGCATTATCGGAACAACTACCTGTTCCAGTTGTTACACTTAAAGTTACAGTTTCAAGCCCTAATGAAGATGTAAGGTCAGCATATCGAACTCCTGTAAAATTTAAATTGCCTGAGTTAATTACAAAATCTGAATTATCCCCTCCTGAACCATCTGAAGGAACTTGACCCATACCTCTATAATTTATACTATTTTTATTACTTGATGATGTTGTGCTAAAATATAAACTCTTATCATCTGGTGAACAAACTAACCATTGTTTACTTCCTCTATCATCATAAGTTAAATCATTTTGACCAAATGCTAATGGATTAGCTTTCATGGCTGTTGCCCAACGATAATTACCACTACTATCACCTGATATAATTCCTTGTGAAAGAGATGAATCAACTGATTGTCCTTCCATAATCATATACCAATTACCACTTGAATCGATTGTTAAGCAGTTACCTTCCATGTGTTCGTTAGCGTTTTGTTTTGTAATTATTCTGCTCCAAGTTAATGCTCCTGTTGAACTATTAACTTTTGAAATTCCAACTTTTTGATAGCTGGTACTTTGTGAGCCAAAGCCTTGACATTTAAAAGTGAAATATAAATCGCTTCCGTCATCTGAGCAAACTACTGAACGACCATAGGCGTTTGTTGAATCGCCTGTTATTTGTGTGTACCATTGTGGCGCTCCTGTTTTATCAATTTTAGCTATTAATGGTGTATGAGCCTGACCACCAATAGCGTATAAATTACCGCTTGTATCAGAATCGCAATCGGTAAAATCACAAGTTGAACCGCCTGTATCAAAATATTTAGCCCATGTTATGCTAGGGTTTCCTGTTGGGTTATTCATATCAAATTTCTTTATATTGAATTGATT